TAGATAGTAAACCATTGCTTGGCTACATCTTTTGGGAAAGACTTTGTCTCTTTGGGTAGGAGTTCATAACTTACCCCCTTAAACAAAAGTTTAAGTATGGTATTCTCTGTGTTTTTTACTTTTACGTCATTCATAAAATTAGTGTACTACTGTTCCTAGTGAGTAAATAGTAGCTGCTGTTGCAGATGTTTGAACCCACAAAAACCGCTTTGAATTGTTCTGTGCAATTGTCATTGTACCAGATAGGGTGAGTCCTGTATTTGATGTTACAGTAATCGTCTCAGCCGCGTCAGCGGTGTTGCGAATAGTGAATTCAAATGATGCTCCAGCAGTATTGAATGGGGAGTTAATCTCTGAAAACATGCTAGCTGCTGTAGGAAGTAGGTCAGCACGTGATAAGCCAGCTGGGTCTCTAAGTATTAGTCCACCCAACACTTGTTCTACGGTGTATGTTACTGCGGCTGCGGTTGATATTGCTTCTGCAACAGACTTCTTGTAGATTTGGTTTGTTGCTTGTAAGTTTGTAAATATTGTTGGTGTTTTGCTCATAATTCTAAAATAATTCTTATAACCAAGCCATTATAGACTTGAGTCTGGCCACCCAAAATGATGGCCAGAACAAGGCTACAACTAAAGCTTATGCAGAATAAGCGGCACTGTCTCCTAGGGAACCCCAAGAGCGACGCCAGTCTTTAGTATAGTTTGCCCAACGACCGTAGACTCCTACGATTAGGGTCTTTTTGTCCTCATCTACTTCAGTCCATGGCTGCATTCCCTCACGAGAATCGTGACAGAACTTAGTAGAACCTGGAACAACTAAGAACCAGGCTGTGTCAGAACCTCCATGAACAGAATCCATAAGTACTGAGGATGTAACTCCAACAATACCTTTATAAACGTTAATGTCGTTATTAGCATTACCTGAAACTAATTCAGATTCTGTAATAACAGTTGCGGTTTTCTCTAGGGCCAAAGGAACTGCGAGGGTCTCTCGACCACCCATAGTTAGAGGACCACCAGCATCAGTCATTTGCTTGCGAAGTGCAAGACGTGCTGTCTCAAGGTTTGTTTCTGAAAGAACCATACCTGTCGATGAAGCGTTTGACTGTGATGATTGGCTTGGTACTACTGATGGATGTTGTACTGAGAATGTCGGTACACCATCATTGTAGTATTGGAAACGATATCCACGAATAGATTCGTCTCTGGTTGTAAATCCTCCATTGAAAAGCTGGATACCAGACTCATCAATTGAGAAGTTGTATCCTCGACCAATGTCTGTAGCTTCATCAAGTTGAGAACTGAAGTCACGGTCCATGAGATTCTCACGGGTAACTTCAACCTTAGCTCCATAAGCTGTATAGTCAACAGAGGTTACGTATGTCTTATAACGGTTTAATTCGTCAGTCTCTTCACCTTCGTCTTTTCTTGTGACGCGGTTTTCTGACACCTTTCCTGTGAAGTTCTTTTGACCTACGTCAGAAGATTCCATAGTAAGGAGGGCTGAGATGCCTGGTTGGTACAGTTCAGCTCCTTGGTCAATACACTCAAGGATTTGAAGACCGGTACCCCTAATTATCTCGCCCCATTTTGCTCGGGTTTCAATCATGTTAGATTAATATTAAGTTTTAGGAAGCGAATAATTAGAAGCCAAATATCTCAGACTCCAAGATATTAACAACAACCTTAGTTGTGTTAACAAGACTTAGACCATGAGAATAAACTTGCTGCTTTACTTCTGCTACCGTTGATTCATCTAGTGTCTCTTCGTCGGCAAGGTCAAAAGTTTTGCCTGCTAAGTTAGAGCCAGCGGTTGTACCAATAGCGGCATCACCTGTGACTTCATAAAGGGAAGTCGTACCTACGTCTACGCGTACACGTGCCTTGTCAACCGTTTGGTTGTCAGCAGCAGCTGCGTATGTATCACCTGGATTACCTCTGTAAGTACCACCAGTAGAGATAGCTAGTCGATTGTCACCAATCACACTTTCCACAATACCTAGGATACGAGCACCTGTAGTTACAAGAGCAGCAAAACCACTAACGGTGTTGACAGCATCTCCTACAGCTACAGTAACAGAATTAGTAACAATACGGTCTACCAAAATAGGGCCTCCGTAGTTACCAAGTGAACCAATTTTTATGAACATTTTGATTCTTTATTAAATAGAACCCTATTCAAAAGTTTGATTAAATTTATTTAATCCCTAAACTAGCCATTGCTTCTGGATATTTTGAATTGAGATGAGTTAACTTCTCTTTATCCATTTTAGCAAATTGCATAGCTGATTCTACATCCTTAGAAATACCATCTATTTTTACTGGGGCAGTGCCATCATTACGAGGACTGCCTTCATAATCACTTTTACCTTCTTGTGAGTTGGTGTTATTCATGAAACGATATACTTCCTCTAGTCTAGCTTTAGCTTGTGATTTATTAGTCACATCAGATAAGTTAAATTTCTTTAAATACTCTGTGAATTTACTAAACACAATCCCTGCTGTGTCGGATTGAAACTCAGTCTTACTAGATTTGAATTCAGCAATAGCCTCTTCCAATTCTTTCTTACGTCGTTCGTTATCCTTCTCAGCAAGTGCTTTTTCAATCAAGCTATTGATATCAGGTTCGTTCTTGTTAATGTTTTCATTACCTTCCGTTGGGATTCTTTTAAGTCGAAGTTCCTTTAGTTCGTCAACTACTTTAGTAACGTCTCCTTTAGCTTTATCTGCTTCGGTTCTAGCAGCTTGTGCCGCTTCCTCTGCAACAGAAGCTCTTCTTTCAGCTTCATCCTTAGCGTCTTGTAATGCTTTAATTTCTTCTTCTGTCATATTTGTTAAATGACTTCTCGCCCCCTTATTTTTAATTCACTTATTAACGTGGTAATGCCCACGACTGGTCGAGTCCAGTACGGCGAGTTGCTCTTGTGAGCAAGGTAGGACATACAATGAGGAAGGGGAGGGAACCTTTCTTGTACATCCTACCCCACCCACAAGGGGTTGCACCAAGGGGAAGGTGCCGACTATAGATAGTCAAGGGTACATCTAGTAAGACCTAAATGCTGGTATATTATAACATACCTATTTTTTTTGTCAACCCCCCCCTATCCTTCACAGCTTGTACATACACTGTCGCCTGGTGCCATGTGCACTCGGACCGTCACTTCTGAACCATCTACTTCTGGTAAATCAAAATTAACTTCGTTTTCTTGTGTCATTTGCTTTTCTTATTAGTGAAATAAAGTAGTTGGTTCTTTGGTATGCTCCTCGTATAGTACGCCTATCCTCATCGTTAGATGCTTGGAAGTAAGTACGTATATCATTAGCACATAGGTCTCTTAGTAGACGAATAAACATTTCATTACTACCGTAGGTTCTAAACATCTCTAAAACTTCCTTCTCTGTTATAACTGAACCGTTTGGCATCTCACTATTGTAGTATCCTAGCTTGTTCAATATTCTGTTAGCTGCCCTTTTTATTATTTTCATAAGTATTATTACATCATTTGTGCTAACTGTTGATTAGCAGCACCCATGGCTTGGGCACTCTCACCTTGAACTCCTGCTCCCTCAGCTTGTTGTGGTTGCTGAGGTCCTCTAATAATCTTAGTTGGGTCTAGTCCCATAGCTGCCGCCAACATTGTTAATGGTTCTTCTAGATTTACCATATCTCCACCAATCTGTGCAAGCATTTGAATCTGTTGAAGAAGCATAGCTTGTTCTGCCATTGATGAATGTTCACGTCTAGTGTCTAGACCAATCTTAACGTCGAACTGTACATCCCTGATATATTTAGGACTGATGGCTGTTACTTCAACCTTCTTACCCTGTTCGGAAGATGAAATCATTGACCGAGCCCGTGTCTCTTCTATTGATGGAAGAGATTCATCATTGCGATAAATCTCCAAAACCCTTGCTCCTCTTTCTCCTTTAGATAACTTAGTATTATTAAATGAGAACGAAGCAAAAGGTTTTGTTGTATCTGTATCAGCCATTACTCCAGGAACTATAGTAGCTGTTGGTTGGAAACCAAACTGTAGTATATTCTTAAAGCGAAGCATAGCCTTTCTTTTGATAGCACCGTTAAGATAACGAGCGACCATGGTAAGGATTGCAGCTACTCCCGCTGCTGCTGTCTGTACTTCGTACGCTGTAGTTCTTTCTGAACCGGTACCAGTTTGACCTTGTGAGGTTCTGTCTAGAGAAGACTCCTCCATGATACGTCTTGTATATTCAAGAATGTATTGGTGCCAACCTGTTGGAGCTGGAAACTGTAGAGGCATGATAGCTTCTGACAGTCTTAGGCCACCTGTGTCTATGGCAGTTCGTCTGCCTGGTCTAAGGAAGTCATCTTCAAAATCATCAAACCCGGCTGTAATGATAGGGGTGAAGATTGACAAGAATGATTGGTCCATCATCATGTTTTGAAGTACGTTGAGCACATCTTGCATTGAGCTCAACTTATTAGGAAGAGACTTACCGTAGAAGAATACTCCGAACGGTTCATTTATAGCTGAATAGAATGGTTGTTCCTTATGAGCCCAAGGAAGTGGTTGTACTTCCTCATTAGGTCCTAGTGGATTAATCCAAATACCGTTAGCCAACATTACATACTGGTCATTGAGCGAGTCGTAAAATCTAATCAACTCAACCATACCTTCTCCAATATCTGATGACAGGAAGTCCATGTAGTAAGGAATAGTAGCACCGGATGTTTGAGTAGACTTCTTTGCTTCTACTAGTTCTGCTTTATTATAGTGACCAAACTTCTCTTGGAACTTTGATATGTCCATAACCTTTCTCCAAAAAGAGTACGGTTGATTCTGAGCACCCATAATTCCAACACTTGCTGGATAGTATTCATCAATTGGTACTAGGTCAGAATAGAACTTGGTTGTCTTAATGATAACCTCATTTACTGTCATCTTGTCACCAATCCCTTTTACCTCTCTAATCTTTTTCTTTTGATATTCAATATCTTCATACCCGATGGCTGTACCCTTGACCAAAAGTTCTAGTACAAACATCGACATAAAGTTTTCGTAATCATCCAACTCCTCTGTGTAGTGATACAGGTCAGTAATGATTTGAGCTCGAAGGATATCCTCTTCACCTCTTGGTAAGGCAGATGCAATCGGTAGCTGTTCAATTAACTTACCAACCATTGATAATACCTTGTTTCTTGTGAAACCATCATTGAATCCTGATTGCCAATCCTCCATCCCTTCTCTTAGATATAGGTTTGTATTAAATCTCTCTGTTGAATCCTCAACATAAGTGATTAAGTTCATACCATCAAAGTATGCAAATGCTCGGTCACGGTCTTGCTGAGACCTACGGAATAAGTCCAGTGTGTTAGAGACCACTTTCATTTCTTTCTCTGATGGTTTGAATACTTCCCCGTTCTTATACAAGAGCTCGTATAGCTTTATAGGCTCTTTAGCCTTTGCATAAGGCGACGCTATGTTAGTAGCTTTATTAGGTGTCATTTGTTTTATTTTATAACTAGATTACGATACATGTCTTTAGCTATACGGTAATGTTCGTCGTTGTTTTTAAATTGATAAACTCGAAGCTTAATTGCTTTCGAAGCTTCTTCGTATCCCTCCACAAAGTTCTTTACTTTCCTCTGTAGTTCTCCGTCCTGTTCATACTCCATCATAAGTTTTAAAGACTCACGATATGGAGATTCGGTGTACCATTCATACCCATGTTGGGGCATGTCCTTGTATACCTCATGAACATATGCGTCTTTCCAATAGATTCTATAGAAGCCACAACGTATCCTAATTACTTTAAAGTGTTTTGATGTTGCATACAGTTCTCTGACTAAACGTCTGAACCACGGGCTTCCCTCTTTGATTCTATCTTCTCCTTCGCATGTAAGGGTTGAAGGTCTTGCCATTTTTATTAAACTTATCTGATACTCTTTTATTATTACTTCTTATTTTCTCTAGCCCCAAACATAGATATTCAAGTGCTGAACGATGGTGAGAGGTCCAATCATGGTTTGGTTTCATTGTTCTTACCTCCTCCTCACCAAGGTGTCTGACCTTCGGATATGATGCCTGACCTATACACATGGCCAGGTATTCTGTATCCTCATTCTTGTTTAGTTCTACTCCTCCTCTTATTCTCATCTTAACAGATGTCTTCCTTGTGGGGAAGCTTTTCCAGTTCTCATCCCAGTTTACATATATACCATTATCCTTAAGAATACTAAAGACACTTTGGTTAGTAACTGAAGATGTAAATCGACCAGCTGGGTCCCCATATACTGTTCCTCTCTTCCACCTTCGATGTTCCTCAATTTTCTTTATCTCCTTAGGAGTATATCGGAACTCATCTGAAGGTACTATTCCAGTAAGGAATGGTACAAAGAAATCTATCGTTTCACCTGTCTTATAATAAGCGTCTACTATACGAAACTTATTATTAATTAACTGTGACCATATAATTGCAGTACCATCCTCCTTACCCCAGTCACATCCTACGTATAGAGGATAGGAATCATTATATTCAAAGAATCCAACCTCAGGGTCCCACTCTAGATAGACTCTACCTTCCAAAGACTTCTCATAGTTTAGGTCAATCTCCTGTGCCACCGTCTCTTCTGTGTTACGATTCTTTTCAAAATTATACCATACCTCGTCCTTCAATGGGTGGGACTTCCAATGTAATGTAAGTACATCCATACCTGAATTCCTTAACTTCCAATAGTAATTCTTACCATGAGGAGTTGAGTTAGCTATCTGGCATGAGGTTGTCTGAGAGCCGGACTCCCAAGAATCTTTTGCAGTTTCCCAGAATCCTAACTCATCGTAAAAGATAGCTGTCTTTCTGGCACCTCGTCCGAAGTTGGGATTCATTGTCGAACCAGAGATAATATTATTATTCTCTGGATTCACCAGCTTTAACTTTAGTCTATGCTTCTTGAAACTAAAGTTTCTAGGTAATAACCATGCGGGTAAATTCTTGAGAGTGTACTCTATCTTTCCAAACAAGGCATCTTGGTTCACACCGTCATCTACTTCCTTCTCTCTATATGAACCCATGAGTAAGTTTGTTCCATCTCGGAATATCCAATACCATAGGAACACATACACCAGTAACCATGAGACTCCCATGTCTCGGGACTTCTCAATTAAAAAGTTAATTCCCTCGTCAATATGTTCTACGATATATTTAACCGCATCCTTCTGATAGTCGAACAACACTACCGGCAGGTTCTTATCTCTACTACGTGGGTCGTATGTCCAACAGAAGTTCTCTATAAAGAAGATAGTACCGTCAGCTGGGTCCTCCTTACCTTGGCACACAGTGAAGAGATATATCTGAGCAGACGGGTCCCTAATGGCCGCATCATTGAACTGGGCTCTTGCAATGAGCTTGTCCTTCTGTTTTGGTTCCTCCAACCAATCTAGATACATCT